CCGTTGGCGGCATATGACTGATAAAGTTGGACCATACTTTTGCACAGCACCATGGACACATACTTACGTTAGCCCACAGGGCGAGCGTAGGCTTTGTTGTGCAAGTAGGGAAGATGCCAGCTTTCAAAAGCAATACATAGACGCAGGTGACAACGACAATGCAGAATTTTCGCCAGTAAGTCTAGAAGAACACTGGAACAGCGAATACATGAAAGATATTCGCAAGCGTATCCTTGCTGGAGAGAAGATTTCGCAGTGTGATGTGTGCAACAACCAAATACTAAACTTGCATACCTATAAAAATTATTTTACTAACACACTTTTCCCACACAAAATTGATGACATAATTGCCAGCACAAGAGAAGATGGCTACACAACCATGCAGCCCGTTAGTTTTGACTATCGTATTTCAAACTTGTGCAACTTTAAATGTCGTATGTGTGGCGAGCAATTAAGTTCTAGTTGGGAAACAGAAAAGATTAAACACAATGTAGTCAACTATGAGCGTGAAAAATGGATGCAACCTGACACACGTAAGAAGATTGCAACGTTTCAAAAGGAAGTTCTTGAAACAGAACTACAAGCAGCAGTTGACAAAGGCATTGTAGAGGAGTTATATTGGGTAGGTGGTGAGCCTTTAATGTATGACATCCATTGGCGCATTATGCAACAGTTAGTTGATGAAGGAAAAAGTCAAGATGTAGTTGTACGCTACAATACAAACTTGAGTAGAACACACTACAAGGACTATAAACTGTATGAAATGTTGGATAATTTCAAACGTGTTAACATTTGTGCCAGCATAGACGGTGTAGGCGCCGTTGGCGAGTACATTAGAACAGGACTCAAGTGGGATGAATGGTTACAAAACTTCAAAGACGGCATGTTTCTTATTGACAAGTACGGCAATGATGCAATGGTGTTTGATGTAACACTGACAACACCAGGACTTTTTGATTTGCAACGTATGTTTGATGTAGTTACAGAGCTAGATGTAAAGAGCTACTTTAAAATTACCTTTGCATTTGATCCTAGTGTGCTAATGAGCCCTATGTGTTTGCCAAGACACGTACTAGATGAGCAAATACACAAACTATTAGACTATATCAAGCCAAGAGTAACACACAAAACTCGTGTGTATCAAGAAACACTTGAAAATATGCTTGAACGTCCTACGTTTGAAGAAGAATACATCAACTATGCAGACGGTTGGAGACGTGGTAAGAAGAATATATTGTTTATTGAAAGCATAAGAACACAAGACGTTACATTTAGAGATACACTAAGTGACGCAGGCAAGGAATGGTGGGATAACATTGAGTAAAACATTTTGCCCTTTACCGTGGACACACTTAGCAACACACCCGCATGGTAGTGTTACACTCTGTTGCGAAACCGATATGACTAATCGTGCAAGTGAATCACAAAACTTGCCACGTGAGTTTATCACATTACACAACACAGAGTATAACTTTAACAAAATAATGAACAGTGACTTGTTTAAGCAAGTTCGCAAAGACATGCTGGAAGGTAAACAGCCAGCGCCTTGTTCAAAATGCTACAAACTGGAAGAGTTAGGCAACGAAAGCAAACGTACTCGTGACACTAAGCTATTAGATTTTAGTTTAACAGATGCAAACTTAATTACTCAACCAGACGGAACACTAACAGAAGTTAATTTTGAGTTTATTGAACTGCGACTAGGCAACATATGCAACCTAGCATGCCGCTCGTGTAATCCGCAAAGCAGTAGTAAGTGGATACGTGATTGGGAAAAACTAAACGAACGTAAATTTGACATGCCACAGAGCATGTTTGACTGGCCCTTGGACGAACGCTTTTGGGCAAGCCTAGCAGAACACTGTAACAATACACGCAAAGTTTACATCAACGGCGGCGAGCCTTTGCTTGTAGACAAGCACATGCGTTTCTTAGAGTTTTTAATTGCTAAAAACTTGGCTAATAAAATTACACTAGTGTACAGTACAAACGCAACTATTATAAATGACAAATACATAGACTTGTGGAAAGAGTTTGAACAAGTTGAGTTTATGGTAAGTATTGATTGCCTAGAAGAACGCAATACCTATTTACGGCATCCTGCTAAATGGGATAAAACAATTGAAGCGTTTGATTGGCTACACAGCCTAGGACACAAAAGTTATGTGCTACAAACAGTAAGCATAATGAACATTTACTATATCAAAGAATTTTGGGAGTTCTTTAGAAGCAAAGGTGTTTATGTTTCGCATAACATGGTGCACCATCCAAACTATTACAGTGCAGCAAATGCACCTCAACATGCCAAACAGGCTGTGCTAGACAAAATTGCAGGTATGCCATTCTATGACAGTATAAATAATTTTCTAAGTCAAGAAGCTAACACAGCAGCATTTGAACAGTTCTTTAAAGAGAATGAACGTTTAGATGTTATACGCAATCAAAGCTACGCAGAGATATTTAAAGATTGGCATGATAAACTTATACTACGATAAAATAATAGACGGTGTTCCTGCACCCAATGGAACTAAAGATATTGCGTTAACAAAGGATGCAAGACAAATTCCGTATGTTAAAGACTATACAATATTCCATCCTATAAGTGTTATGAATACTTTTTACTTTATAGTAAAAGCAAATAAAGTAGTTGTAAATCTTTATACCGAAAAACAAAAAGCAAAAAATTTGTTTTATCCTATTGAATTAGCAGATCAGATTTTTAATTGGGACAGAGATTGGGGTAATTTAATCTCAAAAAGAGCAAAACGTATGATACAAAAGAATCATATGAAATTGCTTATACTTGCTCCTAAATTAAAAGAAAATCATTATACTATGATAAGACTAAATGCTAGGATTAATGAACTAATTGCAACAGGAATAAGTCCAGAAAGTGTTGTTTTAGTTATAGGAGAAATTAAAGGTGTTTATAAAAATGTTTTTTCTATAGAAAATGTATATGGCATAGACTATCAACAAATATATACGCAAATGCTTTACAAAACTAGATGGGGGATGTCTAAACTCGATTGGATTTTTGGTCATGATACCCGAGCAAAAACATTAAGCTCAAAAGATATAGAAAAAGAATATTTTGATATAGATAACTGGAACCCTACTAAAACATTTAATTTTCTTTCTAGTAGTAAAGATCACGATATTGCATTAATATTAGAGATATTATATAAAAATATTAGTTCTTTTGGCAATATAAATTTTAAATTAGAAGATTATAATATTAAAGAACTTAATAATAATTATATAGATCCTAGAAAATCTAGTATTGAAAAAAATAGTAAAATTGATTTATTAAAAAATTTAAAAAGTTTTAATAACACAGACGAACTTACAACTAGTTTAATTAATGTAGTGTGTGACGATTATTTTTTAAATGTTGATACAGCATATAAGCCAGAGCTAAATGGATTAGCACCGGGATTTAATGTATGGTCACAAATAGCAACAGGACAACCTTTTATGGTAATAGGTTGTTTAGATACTATGAAATATTTAAACAATGAAAAATACTTTAGTTATAATGAAATATTAGAACAAACATATGATTCAATTACAGTACCAACAAAGAGAGTTGAATTAATAGTAAAAAATTTAGAGAGATTAGGTTACATGGAAAAGGATAAAATTAACAAATTAATACAAGAAGCAAAACCTTTTATGAAAGCTAATAGACAGCGATTTTTTGAAAAGAAAATGGCTATAAAACTAATGAATCTTTTTGTTGACATGAAGTATGAATAAGTGTATAATAAATTATGTATGATATCGTCTTTATTAATGATAATACAGAATATGCAAAAATCTCTTGGAAACATTTAAAAGAACAATATCCAAGAGCAAAATCTGCTGAGTCAGTTAAGCAGGCACAGTCTTTATCCTTTACAAAAATGTTGTGGATAGTTTGGCCTGACTTTAATATTTGTAATGATTTTAAGTTTGACTATCGGGTAGATGAATGGAGTCAAGAGTACATTCACACATTTTTAAACGGTGAGCATTATGATGGTATAATTCTTGTACCTAAACGTGCAGAAATCTCAGAGCGTGAACTGCGTCATAGATTCTTTATAAACAAAAAAGAAGTAGACATTGTAGCAAGTACTCCTAAGGCGTTTGACTTATATTATGTTGACACTTGGGAAGAATACGAACATGCACTAGAAAACAGTTCAACAGAAATGTTTTGGGCTGTGTCACGTAATTTAAAATACGATCAATCATACATAAACAACTTTTATTTTAGTCATCACAACAGTTACGACAGAAAGGAAAATCATGCATTTATACATGATGTTGATGGAAGGAAACTATACAACGGCGTTTTCTTATGTTCAAAAAATAAACCCCTCAATAAAAAACAAATTGACTATAGATTCTTAGTAAATGCAAAGCAATGGGATGACGTAGTAAGTGGTCCTAGACAGTACAACATTTGTGTTGTTAATTCGTATGAAGAATATCTAGACTTTTTGCAAACTGTAGAAACAGAAATGTTTTGGATGATTCCGCCACATGTACATGTACGTGACGACTTTGAATTTGAAATGTACTTTAGTCATGACAACGAGTATGACAGAAAAATAAACCACGTATTTAAAAACGGTGAATACTACGATGGCATTGTTCTATGCAGCAAACATGCACCTATAAGTGAACGTGAGTTTAAATATAGATTTATTACAAATAAAAAAG